CATCTGCCATTTATTTCTACCCATGTTTTTAACTAATAAATAGTTTACTTGTATTTAGCATCAAAAAAATACAATTTTTGGAGAATTTTAATGAGCAACCCACTAAAACAGTATTTCCGTAGACCAGCACTACATTTCACCTTACCTAGCAAAGGTAGGTTTTACCCTGATAACGCATTAGAAATACCAGAAACCGGAGAACTTCCAGTATATCCCATGACAGCTATCGATGAGATAACTAGCAAGACACCAGACGCATTGTTTAACGGTAGTGCCACAGTAGACATAATCAAAAGCTGCGTTCCTGCTATAAAAGATCCATGGGAAGTTCCTAGCATAGATTTAGATGCGATATTGATCGTTATACGTTCAGCAACTCATGGAAGTAATTTTGATATACAATCAGCATGTGAAAAATGTGAAGAAATTTCAGACTATGTAGTTGATTTGATGAATATATTAGCAAATATACAAACAAATGGATTTTTTGAAGATTTAGATTTAGGCGAGTTGAAAATTCAATTCAAACCATTATCATATCGTCAAATCAATTCAGGTAATCTAGTTCAATTTAATATGCAAAGGGAAATAGCCAATCTAGAAACTGTTGAAGATTTTACAGAAAGAAGTAATAAATCTAGTGAAACAATGAAGAAACTAACTGATCTTAATATAGAATATCTAGCTAATTCTATCAAAGCTATCGTCACCCCAAACGAATCAGTAACTGAAAATAATTTCATACTTGATTTCCTAAGAAATTGTGATAAAAGTACACACGATTTGATCCGTGAAAAAATAGTAAAAATACGAGCAGATTCGTCAGCTAAACCACAAAAATTGAAATGTGTACATTGCTCACATGAATATGAACAACAAATCGCACTAAACCTAGCAGATTTTTTCGCTTAAGGCTTCTTCATCTCGAACCTGACGAGATTAAGAAGCTGCTAGAAGGTATGGAAAGAGAGTGTAATGATATCAAGAAAGGTGCGTTGAAGTTTTCTTGGTACATGCGGGGAGGAGTATCGTATGAGGACATACTGAATATGTCTCCTCAAGAACGTGATGCCTTAGGTGAAATAATAGAAGAAAACCTAGAGATAACTAAGAAATCTCAGTTACCATTCTTCTAACATTATCCGTAACTGTTCATTTATCAAAATCAGGGATATCCATTTAAAGACAAACTTCGTTTGTCTAAGACCTCACTTCGTTCGGTCTTATTTTTTACGGTTATCTATTCTGCATGACTCTATTTTATTGGATGTATATTGCCGCTTTGAAGCCATGGTAGTGCAAATTTGCACTACCAATGGAAACTTGCCATGCCCGTCATCCTTTGTTATCTTTTCTCCAGTCAATCGCCTATTTCTGACATTGACTGCTACCGGTTGCTCTGTAAAGTAGTTATGAGACTGTAGTGAAGCTAACACCTCTAGGTGTTTCTTCAGCAACGCACATTCTATGATATCAAGATAAAGTAATCATAGACTTGTTGAAGGTTCGCTTTGCCGATTGCCTTCTCGGTATACCCATGAATATCGCTATTCATGCTTGCTCCAGATCCGTTAGCAATCTTTCATGCTTCCTCAAGGAGGTCCCACAACTGGGACAACAAATTGTTATATATTAATGGTTAAAAGAGAATCTTTGTTTTGATTTGACTTGGTGTCTGTTGAACAATATGTTTTTAATACTGGTATGTTATGTAAAAAGAAACTGTCAAATTCGAAAATCATCCAGTCTCCGTGTTTTGGGGATGTGTAATAAGTGAAATTATCAGCTACCCATGTTAGCTTGCTCTGTACACAGACATAACGACCTTTACGATTAAACTTCATAAAAAGAATATTAACATCGTCAATGTCAGCTACGTCCATAAGCTGGCTAATCCATCCATCCATTACCTTACATTCCCCTGTAAGCAATAGATGAAAGGGAAAATCTGCATAGAACTTACACTCGACATTCATCCTATTGAATGATTGTCCAGGTACGATATCACCCTTGAACGAACGAATCTGTCCTTCGTGTAATATCTCTGTCCTATGTTGATTCTTCCCGCCCACATAAGCACCTGATCCAGGGGCACGAATGAAACTTTCGCCGTATGTATCGGATAGATATTTAGCTATTTCTCTTTCAAATCCTGAACCTTTTGCTTTTTGCGGTGATGGCATAGACATACTTATCTCTGTTTTACTGCTATAAATTTATTCCATCTCGCTGGATGTAGCGTATGAGGTGAACCCATTCTCTTTGATCACCTTCAACACATTCGGTACACGACCAGCTAATTCTTCACGATGACTGACCAACCAGATAGACTTCTGTCTACGACGGCTCATGTCTTTAAGGATAGCGATGGCATTCTCAACACCCATCGTGTCCAATCCACTGTCAATCAACTCATCTATGAATAGTGTATTGATCGGTGCGTATAGGTTCTCCCATACATCACGGAACGCAAAACTCAATCCTAGTATCAAACGATTACGCTCACCCCGACTTAGATTGTCAAAGTCAAGTTCACGACCTAATTCTGTGATCTCCACTTGTAGATCATTCTTGAACACTACCAGATGCGGTAACCCGATCTTGTCTAAGTAATGTGTCAATCGTGCATTCAAGTAACTGAGATTCTGGTCAATAATCTTTTTACGAACAAAGCTATCTTTGCTAGTCAATAAGTCTAACAAGAACTTCTGATGTTCCATAGTCCTCGTCAATTTGTTGATAGTATCAAAATTGATCTCCTGCAATGCTTTATTCTCCATCTCCTCGATTTGTTCCGTGTATGGATCTATCTCCTCGCTCTTGCGTTCGATATCCTTTATCAGATTCTCTAGTTGACTGCTATGTTTGATAGCTTGTGCTTCTGTGTCATAGTGAGTAATAGGCATAGGTCCTAACTCACCTAAATCTTGTAATTTCTGTGTATTCTCTTTCCATTGATTATTAGTCGCTAATGCTTGCATCACCGCCTCTTGCAATGAATTCACTTTCTCATCTAATACACTTTCATGTTTCTGATCATGGAAAGCTTGCCCACAAGCATAACATGTATGCTTTTCTAGATCGCTTATCTCTTTGGTCAACTTGTTTATAAGCTTTTGTTCCTTAGCCTCATCGGCTACACAACGTGCTATCAATTTGTTTAGTTCATCTATAGCCTTGCGCTTATCGTTATAAGTGTTTAAATCTTTATGAGCCTGCAATTCGTTACCGATATCGATGGTGATCAATCTCTGGTAATCAATAGCAAACTTCTCTAAGTCCTCATCATGTTTCATCTTCCATAATTTCTGTCTACGCTTGGTAGATTCAATCTGTTCCTTCACACGCTTGTTGGCTTCTTCGATGGCTTTCACATTGAATTCTTCTTGCTGGATACTATCTTTAGTATCTTTCACCATACCTTTGATGACTTCAGCTTTCTCTGATAGTAATGTGATACCCAATAATTGTTCAATGATATCACGTTGTTCGTTATTCTTTAGTGCTAAGAATGGTTCAGAATAAGTGTTCAATGCTACGATATGTTTGAACATATCGCTACTCATGTGTATCACTTTTTCAATCGCAGCCTGTGTCTCTTTGTTCTCACCCTGTGCGTCATCGTTACCTTTTTGTAGGTCACTATTCACATAGAATCGTAGAATGTTTGGCTTGCGTCCACGCTCAATCTTATAATCTATTCCATTAACACTAAACTCTAGCGTCACCATCATGTTTTTACTATTGGTACGATTGACTAGATTGTCTTTGCGAATACTGTTGATGGGGACACCGAACAATGCGTACGATAATGCTTGGATCAATGATGTTTTACCAGTACCATTACGAGCACCGTCACCACCTAAGTCTAAGTTCTCACCTAGGATAAGTGTTAGTTCTTGTCTGTCAAAGTTTACTGCTTGTGTTACTTGACCGATGCTTAAAAAGTTCCGTAATGTTATATTTTTTAATACTATCATTTTAATTTTCTAAAAAACTTATCTTTAGCTATTTTTTCAGCTTTTAATGTTTGTTCTATTATGGTTTCCAGTCTAAGTTTGACTTTGATCAACCGTCTTTGTTCAGTTAATACACCAACATAAGAATGTGTATCGGTCAATTCAGATAATGCTATACCCAAATGTTTGTTAACCTTCATCAATGATTCTAAATCTCTGTATTCTTTTGGTTCTATCATAAGTTGTTATAGATGTCCAATAATATCTTTTTATCAAAACTATTGCTCTCAATGCTATTGATCTGGTCAATGATGATCTGATCTACTGATTCAAACTTCAAATCACCGCGACCTTCTGTCTCGGTCTGATCTACTTTCATTGGTATCAATGTCATCTCTCTTAGTTTATGTTCTGGTATCATTGTCTCACGGATGAAGTTAGCTTCCTCATAACTAATATCAATATCAAGATGTACTCTAACATGGCTATCTATCAATAGCAAACCCTCTGGGTTTTCAAGTATATCGCTTAATTTATGTACACGGAAGATAGGTTGACGGGGCCAACTATGAAACAATGGGTCTTGTCCCCACTCTAGTACCATCATGCCCCTAGCATCATCACCTGCATCTGCATAGTTATGTGGGAAAGCATTACCGATATACCACACATTAGCTTTGCTCTGTCGTTTGTGGAAATGCCCACTGAACACTTTTTCAAAACTTTTCATGTGATCTGTGTTGATCTCACCATGATCGGGCATCTCTATCATAGCATTCATATAGAATCGTGGTAGTTCAAAATGACCAAACAAATATTTACCAGTTAGTTTCTGTACTTTCTTGTAATCGTCCTGCACTAGCCATGGCGCGATCACTACATCTCCTTCACTAAAGAAGTCGTTGATGATCTTTACGTTTGGTAGATGTTTAGCCCACTCGACACTATGAATGTCTCTACGATCACGATAATAGAGGTCATGATTACCGGGTATGAAATATACCCTATCAAAATTATTATTCAGTTTTTCTAATGCTTGCAATCCAAACTGTAGTGTATGTATGTTGATACTTGCTCTATGATGATTGTAATCACCCAGGAAGAAACAAGTCTCACATCCCTCAGTTTTTGCTTTCTTTATGAACCAATCTACGAAATCGGTACAGTCTTGATTGTGTTGCAGGCTATTTGACTTAAGACCAAAGTGAATATCTGTAAACACTGCGGCTTTTTTAAAAAGGTTACTCATCTAGTTAGTATATAGTAAATGCCAATGTGAAATCAATCACATTGGTAAAATCATTCTTCGTAGACCATAGAACCCATGCCAGCACCTTGACGGCTCCAGCTTGGGTTGAGACCGTTGATCTCTAATATATCGTCACGTATATTTTGATTGCGCTTCTCTGTGTTCAGTACCCTACAGAAACTGTTAGTGATAGCTGCGGTATAGTATGCGAATGGATTAGCACTCTTGGCTTCATTGAATCGTAATCCAACATATGTCAGTTGTAGAATGGCACTGTTACGCATCTCATCATTGTATGTGTACCCACGGAAGTTATACTTCATGGCATATTTTTCACACATCATAATATACATACGGGCTAGTTTATTTGTGATCTGTCCATGATCTTTGCTGAAACTCCCGGACTCTAAGTCACCGTGCCAATGACTCTTCCCCACGCAATAGAACGTATTGTTCTTATCTATCTTATAATGTTGGAATGGGGGAAAGTTCACTTTCACATGAACCATGTCATCTACTTCTGCTTTGGTAGTAGTATCTTCTAGGTCAGCAAAAATCTCATCTGGATCCACTTCTTCAAATTCAAAGATATCTTTCGCTGTTTTCTTTTTGACTGTTTTTCGGGGGACTTTTGGTGCTACCGGGACATGATCCCAATTCATTACTCTAAATACTAAATCTGTCACGGGGATAGATTCTGGGCTTACACTATCTTTGACTCCTGCTTCTAGGCTCAATCTAGCTGCTCTTGTCTCTTTTGCTTGCTGTATTGATTCTGGCTTGAATGCATATTGCAAACTGTTTTCTATTGAGTCTTGGGGCATATCTACTATGAAATCATACCTATGATATTCTGGTTTTGTAAAGCAGCAATATGCTGTTTTGCTCTCATGTATCTCTTTTAGTATATCTTTGTTGTTTAAATAATTGACAGGTTTTCTTGAGGGTAATGACATAGGTCTCCTTGTTTTAGTTATGCTTGAACAGATTATAGCATAATAGTTGCAGAAATGCAACAATTTTTTGTTGAAATGGTAAAAATAAGACGCTTTTTATTTATCTAAATATTTTATTTTTATTCCAAATGCTGATATTTTGAAAAGCTAAATAGTATATAAGGATAAGAACATCGTATGGCATTTTACACTCCCGCAGATTTAGCTAATAAGCAATATGTTGCCAAGTTGTCCGCTTCGGAAAAAGGATCAGCGTTATCCTGGTCGCAATCACAAGTCAGCCTGGCAAAAAAGGATCTTGGTATTGACAAAACAGAATATAATTATGTCTCTCAAGCTACAAACACCGCAGTTGCAAATGCTGCTGCAGCCAAAGCTGCATTTGACAAGAATCCAAAGGACGCAACTTTACAGGCAAATTATAATAAAGCACAAGCGGCGGCAGTAATAAAAAAAGCAGAGTTGAGTGCTATCGTACAACGGTCTGCTACAACACTTACAGAGATTACTCAACTTGAAGAAGGTATATCAAATTTAAAAGCAGCTGGAGCAGTAGCTAATCCAGCACGGCAAACAAGATCCGGACCACATCCACGCGCTGTTCCTGTTCAAGCCGTTACGGTTCCTCTCGCACCGCTAGTCACACCTACAATCGCGGCCCCGGTAGATCAGTCTGCGGCTGAAACAGCTAGATTAGCGATACAAGAACAGAAACTAGTTGATGCTGAAAATATAAGAATAGCGGAAGAAGAAGCGCGAATAGAGGCACTTATAGCGGAGCAACTAGCTGCAAATCGCACCGTACGTACTGCTATTGGCATTGGCGCCGCAGAACTTAATACCCAATCACAAGCTAGTCAGCAAGACACGGTTAATTTTCAAGAAGAAGCAGATTGGCGTGTGAGACTGAGTTTGGCTCCAGGAGCCACTTATCTATATAAAGACCCGCAAATTTATCAGAATCAAAGTATCTTATTACCCTTGTTGCAGACTGATGGGGTGATATTCCCCTACACCCCTACAATATCATTAGCATATAATGCTAGTTATGCTGCTACAGATGTGACTCATAGCAATTATAATATATATTCATACACGAATAGCAAAGTTTCAGAAATAACGATAGGTTGTGATTTTACAGCACAGGATACGTTTGAAGCTAACTACTTGCTAGCGGTGATTCATTTTTTTAGATCAGCTACAAAAATGTTTTATGGACAAGATGAAAATCCTAGAAATGGCACACCTCCACCATTATGTTATCTTACGGGATTAGGCGCATTTCAATTTGACAATCACCCGTTAGCTATATCAGGATTCACTTATGCATTGCCTACAGATGTAGATTATATAAGAGCAGGAATACCATCAACAGAACCGGGGGTGAATAAAGCATTTGTAACACCTAAAAATAATTCATCAAGTATATCAAGTGAGCGGGCATCCCTCAATGGATTGTACCCAGGTGGCGGCTTTACTCCTCCTAAATTCAACATAAACTATTCTTCTAAAACCCCAACTTATGTACCTACAAAAATAAATCTAAGTATAACTGCTGTACCAATAATAACACGCAATCTTGTAAGTAATGATTTCAGCCTGGGCGCATATGCTACTGGAAGATTATTAAGAGGAAGTCGTAGGCTCAACGGAGGAGGATTCTGGTAATGTCAACGAATAATATATATTCATCATCAAGCCCTTATTATTTTACGTCATTGGTAGATAATGCCTATTTAGACATAATGTCAAATAGACCTATACCTATGCAACCGTCAGATAATTATTGGGAGATAACCAATGTATACCAGTACAGACCAGATATGTTAGCGCATGACTTATATTCAAATAGCAATTTATGGTGGGTATTCACACAACGCAACCCCAATACATTGAAGGATCCATACTTTGATTTTGTAACAGGTTTAGGAATATACATACCTAAACTAGCAGTCATTCAACAAGCATTAGGAATATAATGGCAACTATAGCAAATGACGCATTAATAAAATATGCTTCTAAATTTAAAACTATCTCTGAAGTAGATGCTGAGATAGCGGACTTTAAAAAGAAAAATAGTAAATATCTTTTTCGTCCATTGAATCAAGAATATCTTGCTGCTTTAGAGAATCGCAAAAAACAACTATCTGAGCAACCTGCACCACCTGTTCCGAACGTTATTACCGGCGGCGGGCGCGGAGTAGTGAATGATGATAGAGGAAATCCTCCTATACCAAAAAAGAAAAATGTCGGAAAAACAAAAACAGTAACTACCAAACCAGCTATTATAAATGCTCCGGCACCGGCAGTAGAAACACCTACTACACAAGCAGGTGAAGTAGGTACTCTATCCGCTACATTTGGTAAACCTAAACCAGGCAAAAGATTAGAAAATCCATTAAGTAACTTCAGTAGTTACACTTATCAGATATCATTGTATATGATAACTCCGGATGCATATAATGCATTCATACAATCGGGAAGAACTAATATAAATGCTATTGACAATATAACAGCCGGCGGGCAAGAATCAATAGCACAAGCAAATCAATCTTTCAGGGATGTCGGAACAAGTAATAGCGCCCCCACGAGATCATTAGGATCACCGCCGGCATCTTCTTCTACATTATCTAGTACTGTAAATAAAGGCGGCGCATATTTGATCGCACAGAGCGGTGGTATCAATAATAGTTCTGAACAACGAGCACCGGGATTTGATACTGATTTTTATATAGAAGATTTAAAATTAACACACTTTGTGTCACCTAGCGAGACACAAGCAGCAGCGACTGTAACAGATATTCAATTTAAAATCATAGAACCATATGGATTCTCATTTATAGCAAAATTGAGAAAAGCTCAGGATATATTACAATCTAGGAGCAGTGCTCTAGGGTATGGAGACTTGATGAATGCAACTAGAAACGCTTTTATATTAGGTATTAAGTTTTTAGGATATGATGAGAATGGTGATTTGATAGATCCAAACAGACAGTCAAGTACTTTAGGAAATCCCATAGGTAATGCTCATGGAATTTATGAAAGATTTTTAGATATTAAGATAACTGAAATGAAATTCAGATTAGATGGTAAATCGGTAACATATAATATTAATGCAGTAGAGTATGCTATAGGGACTGCATTGGGTATAAAGAGAGGTATACTGGAACATGATTCTTCGGTAGAAGGGTCAACTGTTATTGAAGCATTAAAAACTGGAGCAGGATACGGCGGCAATGGGTTGATGTCTAAATTAAACAAAGATCAAAAGTATCTTGAAGACACCGGTGCTATAGAGAAAGCAGCAAAATGGGATGTCAAATTTATAGGAGATGCTGAAAAAAAAATAGCTAATGCATCGCTCATAAGCCCTGCTGATCTTGACAAGAGATTTTGGCCGCAAAGCAAGGTACAAAACACTACACAAGGAAATGAGAAAAAAGCGGAATATCCACCAAACAACACAGTTCGTAGAATCACGTTTACTAGTGGAACTCCTATATTACAAGCAATAAATGAGATCATCAAACAAAGTTCATATCTAGAAAAAGCCCTATTAGCTGTGACGAAAAGTGAGACAGAACCGGACAAGAACAATCCAATAAATGCTAGTGAACTTAACAATCCTTCTCCGAATGTCATAGAGTGGTTTAACATTCGGCCAGAAGTAGAAAATCTAGGATGGGATAATAAACAAAAAGATTTTGTATATAAGACAACTTATTATATTCAAACATATTCTACCCCTTATACACTAAGTGCCTATGCTGGATTAACAGAGCCATATTATGGTCCGGATAAACGATATGACTATTGGTTTACTGGTAAAAATTCTGAACTACTAAAACTTGACATAGCGTTTGATAATAATTTTTATATCGCTACCTTATTAGGTTCTCCGGATTATGACGTAGAAAAGGCGGGCTTAAACGATATACCTGCTATAGCAGGCAAACAACAGAATCAACCAAAACAGGGATTCTTAAATTTTGGAGCAGAAGCACCGAACTCATACATGGCTAGCTTATTTGATCCAAAAGCTTGGGCCCAGTCTAAGATAACTATTTTAGGAGATCCTGACTTCTTAATGGGAGGGGTGACGAATAATTTAGATGCATTGAGTGATAAATTTTATGGTAAAGATGGTTATACTATAAATCCTACAGGCAGACAAGTTTTCATAGAAGTAAATTTCAATAATCCACAAGATTATGATAATGATTCTGGATTGCTCTCAATGAATGACTCTATATACTTTTTTGATTATCCTAAAATTATAAAAGAAGATTTAAATAGTCGCGGTGGAGGTATTATTTTGCAAGTAGTAAAAGCAACTAGTAGTTTTAATAAAGGTAAATTTGAACAACTAATAGACTGTGTACTTCCAGTATTCTATGAAAAAACCGCAGAGGCAAAAGCAGATAAAGATGCTGAAAGACCTGCTAAACCTGCAGCAGTAACGAAGGGAGGCGGAAGTGGACCACATCCACGCAATACGAATAATACAGTTAATGTAAATGCACAGGCAGCTGCGCGAGTTAAAAGGCAAGGAACTGGAAATGCCCAAACACCTTTCGTTGGTGGGATTAAAACTGAAGAAAGGTCTAATTGGGAGTCACCTATAAATGCACAGGCAGCTGCGCGAGTTAAAAGACAAGGTGCTCAAGCACCAATCATTAAACCTAAACAAGATCAAACAACAACTATTCCTACTAAGAATGGTAAAAGAGTACAAGATGATAATGCTGGTATTACTGATATAAATCCAAGAAAAAGACATTAAGATATGGCAACAGACGATTTTAAACCTAAGGGACAGACTAAAGCCAGCGAACCCGATTCGGGTGGCGGTGTAATACGTTCTGTTCCGGTTTTGGGTGTAGTTAAAAATAACATAGATACTACGCATTCAGGTAGGATAGAAGTTTACATCTCAGATTTTGGAACTCCCGATCCAGATGATAGTTCTAGCTGGATTCCAGTGAGTTATATGAGTCCCTTCTTTGGTAATACTGGTTCGACTTCGGGAACTGATTCTAAAGATTACGGTAGCTTTGCTACTAATCCTGTATCATATGGAATGTGGTTCAGTCCACCTGATATAGGAAGTACCGTAATCTGTATATTCGTCAACGGTGATCCAAACTATGGATATTATATCGGTGGAGTACTCGCCCCTGAATTACTACAGATGATACCGGCTATTGGTGCATCATCAAATGTAACATTAAATGAAGGAGAAGCAAATAGTTATGGCGGTGCGACAAGATTACCAGTAACTAACCTCAACAATAACAATGCGAATATAACGAATGACACTAGTTTTTTAGATGCTGCTAAACCAGTACACAGTTATTCTGCTGCTATATTCACACAACAAGGGTTGAATAGAGATACGGTAAGAGGGCCCATATCAAGTAGTGCATTACGTGAAAGTCCTTCACGAGTTGGTTGGGGAGTCAGCACACCGGGTAGACCTATATTTCAAGGTGGATTCACCGATGCTACTATCGGTGAAGCTGCCAAAGGTGCGACCGATGAAGCATTGAAAGTCATCTCTCGCAGAACTGGTCATACTATCGTGATGGATGATGGAACACAATCTGGACAGGATCAACTAATACGCATAAGAACAGCATTAGGTCATCAGATCACAATGAGTGATGATGGGCAGACATTGTTTATAGTACATAGCAACGGACAGAGTTATATAGAATTGGGCAAGGAGGGTACTATAGATATGTACTCTACCAATAGCGTCAATATAAGAACACAAGGTGATTTAAACTTACATGCTGATAACAATATCAATATCAATGCTAAGAAAAATATAAACATCGCATCTGAGAATCTAAAAATCACTACCGAACAAAATCTAGATTACCGAGTGGGTGGCAGTTATTCTGGACATACATTAGGAAAATACAGCATCAAAGTCAATGGAACTATGAGCATGGGTTCCGGTGGTGACGGTTCATATGCTAGTGCAGGAACTATGTACGTCAACGGAAGCAAGGTCAATCTAAACACAGGAGCCACATCTGCTACGCCAACTGAAGTACCTGCATTTACTGTCACATCACACGCTGATACTCTTTTTGATAGTGCTAAAGGATGGGCCGCAGCCCCTGGCAAATTACCATCTATCGTTAGTAGGGCACCAGCACACAGTCCTTGGATCAATGCAGGGCAAGGTGTAGCAGTATCTGTAAATAATAATGCAAGTGCTAATTTCCCATCACCACCGTCTCCTACGGTAGCAGCAGCAAATGCTACTACTTCTGCTGCACCTAAAAACCCACCATCACCGGCTACTCTTTCTACTGTACCTGCAACTAAAGCAACAAGTGAAGCATTAGATAATAATACTACTGCTGCAATGATAAGTGGTGTAGCTGCGACTGCGAGTGCGACTGCCCCACAAGCAGTTGCTACAGGTACCGCTATAATATCAGCAAAAGCAGGAATTGCGACTCAAGAGACTGCACCGATCGTAGCACAACCAACAAATCTATTGGTAAATAACCAATTATTGGAAGCAGATATATTAACAGTAGGTGAAGAAACTACAACCTCAGCACAGACTACCGCTAATGGTAGCACAATCGTAGTTGTGGGTTCGTTAGCACAGACTGCACAGACTTTAGAAAAAGGTTCAGTATTGAAACCTGGTTCAGCAACATTGGTTCAAGCATTGATTGATTCGGGAGCAAATGCTAAAGTAGCATTAGCACAAAATCTTTTCACTGGTAAATCAGGAGCAGAAAATCTACAAATATATACACAAAATGTATCTGCACAAGTAGATACTCAAGTGACTACATTCCAACAAGCACAGAGTTCATTGACTCAATCAGGAGTGATTACAGGTAATGAAGCACCCGGACAGATAGCCGGACTAGTCACCTCAACTTCACAAGTAAGCTTATCAGAGACAGTTAGTTTCGTAAAAAATACAGTTAATACATCAACTGGATTAACTGCTGGTTCTAAAAGTTTAATAACAGGTGCCGGTAGTTCAGTGTCACAAGCTATATCATCAGGTAATTTCTCTGCTAATCTAGGAACAAATATCACCGGTGGTTTAGGATCACTATCTGCTTCTCTTGCTGGATTAGGACCAGCAGCGGCTGCTGGACTGAGTAATGGTATAAATGCTGCTAGGGGAGTAGCTGGTTCAGCGTTTAGTGCCATAACGAGTGCATGGAAACCACTCAAAGCAGGAGTTCCACAAAACTTAGAAGCGATAGCTGCTGCTAATGAACAAGACCAGTCAGCCTCACAAGAGAAGGCAGCGAATCCGTCAGCACTAGATCCTGCACAGAGAGCCTCACGGGCATTGTCAGATGGAGTCAGTTACGCGGGTGATCCAATTCAACAAGAACAGAATGCAGTAAACAGTACTTCAATATCTGATATATCTCCGGCACAATCTCCTGAGAATCAAAAAATACAAGATGCTATCAAGAGAATGGAAGAGAATGGTATTCCTGCACCACCGGCAGCACGAGTAGCGGTCAACCCTGTGAAAGCGAGTTCAGCAACACCCGGCACATATAGTGTCTTGGGACAAATATTGGGAGTGTCCCCGCAGAATAGCACGCCTGCTAATCTAGCAAAAGCGACATTGGGTGTCATACAAGCGAATCCAAATACTAGGGGCGTGTTAAAAGGTACTAATATACAGAATGTCAATCTAGGAATAGATGTAGGACAAACATTGAGTAGTGGGAAATCATTGAGTTCTGGTCAATTAGGAACGATTATCAATTCAACAATCGCTGCTAGTGGTATCAAAGCATTACCAGGTGGTCTTGGGTCAGTCTCATCAATCATAAACAGTCCGATAAGTTCATTAGGAAGAAGATTTTTAGGAAACACAAAAATTCCGGGATTGTCTAATACTAATATCAAATTACCAGGATTATCTAATCTAACTGCTTCTATAAGTAAAACTACTAATAATATAGGATTGCCTGGACTAACTTCTTACATAAACAATACTTTCACTTCAGCACAAAACTTTATATCTAAACAAACTGTAGGTGTAAGTAAAGCGACCGGAGTAGGAGTATCAACATCTATATACGGTGGCGGTATCTCAATAATACCAAATGCTGTTAATACAGCTACAAATGCAGTAGTACCACCGAATCTACGAAATCAAAGTTTGATGTCTGTAATAACTTCTGCGTTGGTTCCGGCAGAACGTGCTAAGTTACAAGCTAACGTAAACTCAGTGGGAAGCGCGAGTCCTTTCCCAGTAAAAACTGCAACAGTAGCAACTACTACGAATGATAGAAGCGAGATTTCAGCACAGACTAGTAAATTATTAGGTGATAGTAGAGTGCCACCGCCCGACTTTTCAGGTGCTGCTTCAGCACCGGCACCATCACCAACATCATCGCCGAAAGAGTTGACCGCTAATCAAATACGATATGTCACATTAAGGCGCGAGGCTCTTCAACGGAAAAAAGAGTATGATACTACCGTTGCAAACTGGAGTGCTGAAGAAAAAATAAATATGGCTACATATAAACAAGCTAAAAATACTTTACCTGAAGGTGACCCTGAAATAGAAAGCTTGAGAAGACAAGGTAGAGAAAGAGTTGCAGCGTTTGAGAAATGGAATAAAGAAACACTGGCTTTGATCGATGCAAAAAATATAGAACTCAAGGCCGCCCAAGATCAATTAAGCAGCAGCGAATTCGTTGCTGTATATTAGATATTAACTAAAACCCATATAAATATATAATAATAGGATAAAATATGCCATCATACGTCGGATTCAGCACTATAAACGCAAACAAACCTAGGACCATTTCACGGAATACCGGAGTAGACGGTGGCAATGGTTCTGTCCTGCAACCAATAGTATTTGGAAAGAAATATGCATCAGTAGATTCACCATTGGTGATACAAGATTT